TAGTGGTGGACAAAGAAAAACTGGTAATATCTTCTCAAACTTTATGGGTGGTGTTAAGAGTTTCTTTGGATTTGGTGATAAATCAGAAAGTAATAATAAGAAGACAAAAACACAAAATAAAGTAAAGGCAGTCAAACCTGCATCACACCCTGATACAGGTTCTGGATTTACTGTTGCAGGAACCAGGGATCAAAGTGGTAGACCTCTAGTATTTTCACAACCAGCAGCACAAATGTTTGCTGCAGCAATGAAAGATTCTGGAATCAATTTAGGATCATTTGTTGCAAGTTCTGGTAGAAGTAAAGCTAAGAATAGTGAAATAGGTGGAGATCCTAATTCACATCATTTATATGGAGAAGCACTTGATATTAATGGTGAAGGATATCAATGGTTGAAAGCAAATGGTAAACGTTTTGGTTGGCAATATGTTTACAATCATAATCCTGACAGTGCTCACTTTAAGTATGTTGGTGCTAAATCAGGTACTACACCGATTTTATCAGAAGCTGGTAAGGAATATGCTGGTGGTAATAGTCTTGAAGGACATATAGGTGAAGGTTCTCGTGAAGGTTCTCATGGAGAGGATGCTAAAAAGAAACAGGAAGAATTATCTCCAAAAGTGAAAAAAATGGCAGAGATGTTTGGAAAATCATCAAGTTCTGCAGGAATGAGAATTGGTGGTGGTAGAGGTGCTAGTGGTGCTGCTCCTCCAAGTCAATTCCAACAAGCAAGGAAAGAGAAAAAACTAGAGCAACAAACAAAAAATAGAAATGATGCACGTCGTCAGGTAACTGAAAGAAGTCAAGAAATGATTAAAGAAGTCATGGCAGCAGTTGCTCAACAAAATGGGGTAAATAGTCAAGCAATCCAAGCAGCACAACAAGCATTAGCACAAGTTGCTGGTGCTAGTCGTGGTGGTGGACAACCACAACTGATTTCAACTGGTGGAGGTGGTTCAAACATAGGATCGATTGCATCCACTTTACAATCCACTCTTAATCCTTTGAGAGGTTTACTTAGATGAGCACACAAAGCGGAAGTATTAGAAGAAGTGAATCAGGTGATGTTGAGGTAAAAGTTAATGTCTATAGAAATGGTCAGAAACTTCAAAGTTCTGATGGTGCTGATGATATATACGATTTTATTACGGGTATTGAAATCTATGAAAGTATTACTTCATCAACTATAGAGGCAAAACTTCTTTTTAATGATGGTTCAGGATTCATAGGTGCTATGACTGGATCTGAACAGTTTAGAATTATAATTAGAGGAACAATTCTTGATAGAGTTTATTGGGTTAGAGCATATGATATTGAGGCAAGAACAAGACTAAACACTACAGATAACTTTATAGTTAATTGTTCTAGTGATGAATTTTTACAGAATGAGATCACTAACGTATTTGGAAATAGTCAAGTTGTATTCAATTCTACATCATCTTCTGAAATTGTAGAACAAATTTTAAAAACAGATAATAGGTATCTAAAAACTCAAAAGAAGATTTATATTGAAGAATCTACAAATAAACAGCAATTTATAGCAACAAATTGGAGACCATTTGATTGTATCTATTGGCTTTCACAAAGGTCAGTGCGAAAAGCAAGAAAGGGTGGTACTCTTCAAAATGGATTTGTTTTCTATGAAAATGGTTTAGGTTTTAATTTTAAGTCTATTGATAAAATTATTGATGATGTAAACAATCAAACTGAATCAGATACTAATTTTACTTCAGGTGCTAGTAAGTTGTACACCTATGTGTATTCAACAAAATCATCTGGTTCGGATGCAAGTGATCAATTTAAAATTGAAACTATAGTATTTCCAGAAGAGAGAGATTTCTTAACTGGATTGCGTAACGGTGCTTGGGCAGGATTTAGTATAGGGTTTGATCCTGTTACTGTAACACAATCTAAGATGGGATTGAGTACAGATATGTCAGTGGATGCTTACCGTTATGGTATTAATGCTATGTGGCCAAAGATGTCACATTTAAATGAAAGTGGATCGGTCAATCCATTATCACAATTAGATACTAGAGTTAAAAGTATTGTTGACTATCCAAGACGTACAAGATATACTATTCTATCAAATCAAATTTTTGATCCAAAATTTCAAAATAATCCTCAAAAAAACTATGAGGAATTGGTAGAACTTCAGGCATATCAATGGATGAGGTTTGAATCTCTAAAGAATATTAAGTTGATGATTAAATTTCCTGGTAATCTTGATCTGTATGCAGGAAATGGAATTAATGTAATTATACCTGCAACATATAAAAGGAATCAAACCACAGATGTAGATAGAAAATATAGTGGAAGATACGTCATTGGTGGGTTGACACATAAGATTGTTGGTACTACAATGTCTACTGAAGCATTATTATTGAAAGATTCGATACCAAGAAACTAGTAGTAATGCCCATAAATACTAATGTATCAACGAGGTACAACAATGAAAACAATAGAACAGCATATTGAAAAAGACCAAGCTATTCTTGGAGATCCAACTACTAATCCACAGATGCGTCGTCACATTGAAGGCGAACTACATGACTTGGAAGAGTATGCTTCACATCATGCAGCAGAGATCAAAGCAGGAGATCATCACGATCCCAACACAATAGAACTATGGTGTGACCAGCATCCAGACGAGCCAGAGTGCTTAGTATATGACGATTGATGACAAACTTTTTATCATGGTTACTTGGAACTTGGTCTAATAAGCATCAAGCACAATCAGCTCCTACTTTATATAAATCTGTAACTGTTAAGTGGGAGCAAAATGATGAGTTTATAAATTCGATTCATTGGGGTAGAAGAAAATCTGATGATCCGTATTTAAAAACTTATAAGAAATTAGTAGAAGTATCGGATAAAGAAGTTATTTTAGAACATTGGGGTGGAACCTATAGTGGTTTAATTCGCAATAAAGAATGTGATATGGTATTAAAATTTGATGGTACAGTATGGATGGGTCAGTTTGATACTGATAATATTCATGCTGAACTTGCTGTGTATGGCACTAAACTTTTTATGAGAGATAAATTCTTAGACTCTAAAGGTAGGATTGTTTGGGGTGCAGATGAAATATATAAGTTTGTGAGAGTCTAAAATAATGAATTCAGGAAAGTATGTAAAACCATGGGTTCGACTGTCAATGACAGTTGCCAATTATATAAGAGAAGAATTAAAAAGTTTTCCTGATGTTACACATATGGAAAACAAGTATCCTATTGTGGAAAATGAGAATGTATTCATTATAAATGAAATGCATCAGAGTAAGAAACTTAGAAAGATGCATTTGGAAACTGGATACACGGAAAATATTTCTGTAATGCATTGTGTATTATACCCTATTCCTGATTATCCCATACCTATTTTTGGTGCTGATATTGTAGAAACTCCTCATGCAGTTACTGCAGCAATTGTTGATATATCACCTGTGTTTGGAACTCAAAAATATGTTGATGTATACAGAGATATATCATACAAGTATAAGTTTAAAGAGAATAGAGTTTTACCTTTATGGACTGATGATGTTTTCTCACAAGGATGTAAGTTCATGCGTATCAAAACAGAGGAAGAAAGAGAGATGTATATGAATCTAATTAAAGAATCTATTCAACTCTATAAAGGTATAGTAGAAAATTCTGAGTTTGATATGGAATGGATCAATACTATGAAGAGGATTGATGATCAGATTTATTATTGTAAACAACAAAGAAAGAATAAAAAGACTAAAGCAGTTTTGAGTCAATGGTTCGATCCCCAGTGGGCAGAAGATTACATCAATGAAATTCTCTTTGACACGAACGTAATAAATAAATCGTAAGGATAAAAGTATACAATGTCATCAATTGAAGGAATTATCAATGAACCTGCGGTAAACTTTGTTGGAAAAGACGGGTTTTACTGGTGGGTTGGTGAGGTTGAAGACAATGAAGACCCTATGGAATTGGGTAGGGTTAGAGTTCGTGTGCTTGGATATTATACTAATGTAAGAGGTGGGACGACAGCAGATCTTCCTACAGATAATCTTCCATGGGCAACAGTTTTACAACACACATGTCAACCAGGAAATGATGGTCAGGGTGAAAGTTCTGGTCAACTGCAACCTGGTGCTATTGTTATGGGTTTCTTCATGGATGGAGAGAACGCTCAAATGCCAATAGTTATTGGTGTTATGAGAGTTAAGAAATCTGATGATTCAAAAGAGGTGAAGCAATTTGCTTTTACTGGTGAAAAGATGGAAGTTGGAACTGGTGTTAATACAGTGACAACTGGTGTTAGTTATCCCACTACAAGTACTGCAAGAACAAAAGCGGAAGGACATTTTAGGGCAAAAACAGATAATACTGTAGATCTTCCTAATCAAAAAGGTCAGAGTAATTCTGGTCAAATTTCTGGTGCTGGTTCTCCTAATAATGTAGGAACTGTAATGAATGGTAATGCTGGTAATCCCATCAAACCAAGAAATTCAAACAAACCTAATCCTGCTGCTAATGGTGTTGGTGGTCCTTGGAAAACGTTAGAGTATAAGTTATCATATCTTGTAGAAGATCTTGCAGATCATGCTGGTTCTTTGATTCGTGCAGAGGATGGTGAGTTCTTAGATATTGTTACTGGTAAGTTGGTTAGTGCAAAACAACTTACTGTAAAACTTCAAAATTTCTTGAGTAGTGTATTTGCTCAAGTAGTTGCTGCAATGCGTCAAGCACTTGCTAATCTTGCCGAACAGTTAGAGTTGGTTAATCTTCTTGGTGGTGCAACTGGTGTGCCATTTGTTGTGTTTACAGCGATTCAAGCAGCAGTTAAAGCAATTCTTTCGTCTCTTTGTAATATTGATAGTAGGATACTTAGTTTTGTTTCGGATCCCATAGGAAGTATTATGGGTGTTCTTGAAGGTTTTCTTGATGGAATTATTGATAAAGCAACCATGGTTATGCAGGGTGTTCAGGCAGCAATCGATGGTGTTATTTGTCAGGTTCAAAACCTTCTTGATTCAGTTTTAGGTATCGTTGATACAGTATCAACAATCGTAGATGGTATTGGTAAAGCAAAAGAAATTATTG